ATGCCTAAAATTAATAATTGTAAAACATTAGAAAACTATCTTATGGATTTTATAGACTACTGTAATTTAAAAGATTTATCAAAAAAAACAATGCAAAGTTATTATCAAAGTATCTTATTGTTTATTAAGTATTTAGAAGATGAAAAAAAGATTATCACTCCATCTAAGGTAACAAAAGAAATTGTAGAGGAATATTTAGAGTTTACAAAACAAAGGGGTAAATATAGCTACGTAAGCGATCATAGAAGCTTAAAAGTAACCAATATGGATAAAAGGCCTGACATAGGAGAACCATTGTCTACAGGTACTTTAAATAACTATCTTAGAAATATAAAAGTTTTTTTCAATTGGATGGAAGAGAATAAAATAATTAAGAAAAATTCTGTAAGTAAGGTTAAATACATTAAACAAATAAGAAAACCAAAAGACCAATTAACAGATTCAGAAATAAAAATTATGCTTAAGGCGTATGATCTTACAAAATTCCACGAATATAGAGATTATACAATAGTGAATTTACTACTAGACTCTGGTATGAGATTGAGTGAAACTTTAAATTTAACCATTAACGATGTTGATTTCGTTAGAAGAACTATATTGATACCAGCACATATAACAAAAGGCAAAAAAGATAGGGTAGTTTTCTATAGTCAAACAGTTTCAAAAATTTTAAATTCATGGTTAAGATTTAAAGATACATTTCAAGAAACAGAATTATTATTTCCAACACAACGAACAAATTCAGTATTATCAGCACCAAATTTTGAAAGAAATTTCAGAATAATAATTAAAAGAGCTGGGATTAAAAAGAATATCACACCACATGGATTAAGGAATAATTTTGCTAGAAGATTTTTATTAGCAAATGGAGATATATATACTTTATCCAGAATTTTAGGACATAGTAGTGTAACTGTTACAGAAAAAATGTACTTAGATTTGCTAAAGGAAGATTTAAGAAAACAATATAGCAAATTTAGTCCTATAGAGAATCTTAAGTTTTAAGACAAAAAAATAGTAGGTACGCCAATACCTACAGTTACAATTAAATATTGTTTAATAAAACTTTGCATATCCCACTTGGAGATATAATCTAACCGTAAATATATTATCTCAAAAAAAGTGAAAAAGTGCAAGGCTTTATTTCCTATACCATTTTTTAGGGATAGGTTACTTGTATAAGCTTTCTAGCAAGTATAAATAAATGGATAGGTTACATAGAGCCGATGCAGAAAATCTATGGGGTATTATTTAATTACTCTATTTATAAAATAATATCCTTAGTCGAGTACAGCTGATCGACAAATAAATTAGCTGGGTGTTATAGGGAAACGCCACATTAGTGGGGGATTTAGGCTAACATAAGATAACATTATGTAGGGTAACGTTTTACATAATGGTAAAGGCTTAAATAACAAATAGAGTATTAAACGAGCGATACAATTCCGTATACAGTTCAGATAGTAACCTAGGATCAAATTCCTAGGGTAAACTATATCCACTCGCAAAGTTTCCACCGTTCCAGTTCAGTATTGGACTTCGGATTTTAGAAGTCAAGTTTTTTAATTATTTTTAATATATACCTTAATATAATCAATAATATAACTTAACAATAATCCAATAAGTAATCCTAAAATAGTACCAAGTATAAATATTAAAGTAAATAAATCCATATAATAACTCCTTTTTATTTTAATGATGGACAAATTATTGAAATTATATACAAAAAAATAAGTGACAGTTAAGACACGTATTGCTATAGTATGGTAATATATACATGTGAGAGGTGAGTTTATGGGCGAAAAAATAAATCTTAGTTTTAAAGATACTATTGAAGAAAAAGAATTAAGAGAATGGATTGAAGTTAATAGTAAAATAATTGGAAAAGCTCCATTTATAAAGCAAGTTCTATATAAGGAAATGTTAAGAGAGAAGTCTAAAGAATAGGCTTCTTATTTTTTTTTATTTATTTATGCACATATTTAAGCAAAAGTGAGTATATATATATTAAAGTAAGTAAGAAAAACGAGGTTAAAGAATGATAATAGGTGTAGATATAGGTAATTCAACAACTTGTACATCAGAAAATATTATTTTTACATCAAAATGTGCAAAAATAAGTAAACAATTAAATAATAAAGAAATAGAGCTTAATAATGAAAAGTTTTATGTAGACGAAGGAACATACGATAGTGAGCATAGGAAAGTTAGAAAGAAAGATTATTTAAAATTTCTATTTACAGCTCTTTGCTTAAGTACTAATGAAAATAAAATAGAACTAGGATTAGGATTACCATTAACTCAATTCAAAGAAGATAAAGAAGATTTAAAAAGTATTATAAAAGAAAACTATCATTTAAATGGATACTATGATGGAGAATATAGAGAGTTCTATATAACAGATTGTGAGGTATATCCAGAAGGTGTATCGTGCGTTGGTAAGAATTATAGTGGAATAGTAATTGATATTGGAGGGCGCACAACTGATGTAGCATTAGTAGAATCAGATGGATTTAAGAGCAAAATAATAAATCCAATATCTTTTTCTAAGGGAATGATAGGGCTAGAAACTGAATTTATAAATGTATTAAATGGTAAATATGGATTAGATCTAAATTTAGATAACTTTGATAATATCTTAAAGAACGGATTAAGTATCTACGGAGAACAACAAGATATAAGTTTTGCAGTAGATATATTCAAATATTACCTAGAAGATTTATTGAAAGAAATAAACAATAATTATAGCTTAAAATTATATAATGTTCTATTTACTGGTGGAGGAAGCTTGGTATTAGCAAAACCAATCTTAAATAGATTAAAACATGCAAAAATACATCCAAATGCATTATTTAGTAATTCTTATTCCTATAAAAAATTAATGGAGGCATATTTATGTTAAGAATACAATTAAGTTTTAAGGAAAATGAAAAAAATTTGTATGACTACATCAAATCTAAATTTAATTATAGTGCTTATTTAAAAGAATTAGTATTGAAAGATATGGAAAAAGAAAATAATGCGATGTCTAGAAATGAAATGATTAATAATTCAGGAGGTTTTGATTTTTAATGAGTAATATTGAATATCCAATATTTAAGCCAATTAGATTTAAGAGATTTAAAGAAGGAAACTGGGAAAATGGTTTTATACGAGAAAATGAAGATACAAGTAAATTAATTGTTGATAGTAAACTTAAGCCAGTTTTATTTGTACAAGTTAAAAATGGCTGGTTTTAAGCATAAAAATAGCCTACCTGGTGAAAAGGTAGACTATTGCTAAGTAACTACTACGTTAACTACGTTACACTAGTAGTCTATGCGTTGATGTATTAAAAGTAGACTATTTTAAAATGTTATTTATGTATTTTAAGATTTATTTAATAATTACAGTAAAGCTGATACTATACCCATAACAGCATATAGAGTAATTGCTCCAAGTGTAAATGCAAAGCTAGTAGTCATTACAAACACCATCCTTTTAAAGTTATTAGTTATAGTATTGGCTTATTTTAAAAATATTATTCAAAGGAGTTTTAATTTTATGAGAAAAAAAGAAATTACAATGACTATAAAAGAGTTTATGAATTATACGAATGGTGATATAGATTTATATAAAATTGATAAGTTGGTATGTAATATGAATAAGACAAACTATAAAATACTTGTTACAGCAGTTGCAACTACACTATTTATTTTAACTAAATATAATCCAGTATTTGCAGAAGGAATAGCTCAAGTTGATAAAGTAGGAAACCAATTATTAGGAATAGCGCAACAAGTTTGTTACTGGATATGTTTGATAATGGGCATAAAAGAAATAATAACAGAACTTCTAAAAGGAGACGCAATCCATAATCCTTCTGATATCATGAGGGCTATAATAAAATATGCTATAGCCTTTGCAAGTGTTTACTTTATGCCGTATCTATTTGATATGATTAAAACAATGTTTTAAAAGGAGCAAGAAATGTTAGATTGGATTAAAAATAATCTTTTAGAGTTATTAAAATGGATAGTTATAGGAATTATAGATAATAGTTATTGGATATGTTTATTTATTTGTTTAACTTCATTATTCTTATATATTGGAGGAATAAAAAAGGCAGGCAAGTACGTTCCAACATCATTTGTAATTTATTTTGTTCTACAAAGTTTAAAAGGAGCAATAAAATGAGTAAAAGTATTAAATTATCCGATTATTTTGAACTTCGAAAACCTTCTTATCAATATATAAAAATAATTCCACATAAGAGCACGAGAAATTTTAATAGTAGTAACATAGCTAAAATGATAGCTAATACTTATAAAAGTTTAAATAAAATGATATATAAAGAGCAAAAGAAATTAATTTTTGAATCCTATTTTAAAATTAGCTATGTAATAGATATAGAAAATAACAATTCTAATTTCTACTTTATAGTGCCAAAGCTATATCTTAATTTACTATTGGAAAAAATAAAAGAAATTTGGAGTAAATCTACAATTGAATTATGCAAACAAGGTATTAAACCATTCACTAATAACGCAATACAATATGAGTTAAGTTATAAAAAAGAAGATGCTTTAAGTCTTGCTGTAGATAAAAAATCTAATGAGCCTTTAAATCAAATATTATCAATTATGCAAGTTATGAAGGATAGTGACAGAGTTACATTAATATATAATTTTATGCCTTGTTCTCAACTAGGATGGATTGATAAGTATAAAGAAACTATGGATAAAATCAAAAGAAAGCAATCTATAGAAAAGCAGTCTATGACTTTCGAATATATATTAAAAAATATGATAAAAATTATATGCGACACTTTAGATATAGTTTTAGGTGTTATCAATGATTTCTTAGGCGGTAAACCAATTGATGAGTCCGAAAGCTTATACAATTCAATTCTAGGGGTATTGGAACAGCAAAATGAACTATCTATTGCAACTAAAAAGAAAAAAGATTTGCAAGTAATAGACACTCAAATTATAGCAATAAGTGATGGAAAGGATTCTATAAGAAATCAAAATAACATCTCTTCTATATCTTCTGCTTTTAGATCTATAGATCAAGACAATGAATTAAAGTACGATAAATCTAAAAAGGTTATTAATAATTTAGAATCATATACATTTAATACAAAAGTAAGTAAATTTAGCGTGGATGAGTGCCAGAATTTAATTCAGATACCAGGGAGAGCTTTATTAACAAGTTTAGGAATAAAACATATAAAAATAGAGGAAAGTAAAGTACCTGAATTATTACAACATGGCAAAAAAAGACTTGGTATTGCAAAATATAAAGGAAATGAAACAAAAGCATATTTAGAAGATACTTATGATAAAGCAAGTCTCCCACTTGTACTTATAGGGGCTATGGGAGGAGGAAAATCAACTTATTTAGCTAATTTCACAAAAGATTGTGTAGAAAATAATGAAGGTGTAGTAATTATAGATTTTATTAAAAATTGTGAATTAAGTGATAATATTAAGTCTATAGCACCAAAAGAAAAAATTCTAGAAATAGACTTAGGAAAGCAAGAAAATATGCAAGGATTTGGATTTGATGAATTAAAAGTTAATCCTAATGCAACAGCATTTGAAAGATTAGAAGCTGGTAATTTACAGACTACTCAACTAAAAAGTTTTATAAATAGTATTGTAGTAGGCGATCCATTAAGTAGTAGAATGGAAACTATATTAGGGGCAGCAGGAGATGTTGTGTTTTCATTAGGATATACTTGTATAAGAGATGTAATGAAATGTTTAACTTGCCATAAGACGAGAGCAAAATATATAGAAGAACTAAAGAGGGATAAAGAATTATATGATTTATTAGATGAAGAAGTAGAAACCTTAGAAGAATTAAATGAATGGAGTAAGGTGTCAGCACAAGATTCTAAAAAGGGAATAATATCAGAAGTTATTGGAACAAGAGAAAGTAAGATAGAGCATATTTTAGATAGAACACGAGTTTTGAGATCGGATGCAAAACTTAAATATATGTATAAAAAGGATACTAAGAATAATGTGGATTTTGTAAAAGCCATGGAAGAAGGAAAGATAATAATTATAAAAATGCCACAATCTAAGTTTCCATCAAAGCATGTAAAAAATATACTAGTTACTTATTTTATGTCAAAGATATGGTTAGCTTGTGCAACTAGAGGTGCACTTCATGACAAACCTAAGCCATGCAATGTCATAATAGATGAGTTATTTCAAGCACCAACAGTAATGACAGATTTAAGAGAAATAATACCTCAGACTAGGAAGTTTGGTTGTAAGTTAGTATTTGCCACTCATAATACTAAACAATTAGCAGAGATACATGAGACACTAGAAAGTTCAGGTACATCATATATGTTGCTTACTGGAGCATTAGAAGATGATTTTAATCACTTTAAAAGTAAGTTAGAAGGATTTGAATACGAAGATCTTAGGGACATGGAGCAATTTTCTTCTTTAAATTTAATTTATTATTCTGGCGGTTATAGTAGTTTTATAACTAAACTACCAAAACCTATTTAAAAGACGTGGATTATAACACGTCTTATTATTTTATATTTATTTATGTAATATTATATAGGATGTTTATTATAGAGATAGTTGGTAAAAATGTATAATATATAATAAATATCTGAATAGGTGAAAAAATGAGTATAATAAAAAAAGAATTTGAATTATATGGATATATTGAACGATATTTATCGAAAAGAGGAATTGTAATATTACAAAATGAAGTCGAATTTATGTTTGCTTTAAAGGCAGTAGATTTATTAGCATTAGGAAAAAATGGAACATATTATTTAATTGAAGTAAAAAAAGATACAATAAAAAAAGATGATTATTATAATTTATTAAATATAATAAATAACAATAATAGTCTTTTTTTAAAAGGAATATTATTTGGAAAAAATAATAAATCATTGATTAATGAATTAAATAATAATGAGAATATAGAATTAGTAACCTTTGATGAGAGTTTCTACATAAAAAATAAGGAGAAGATTTTTTATCGCTATATCACAAGTCATAAGTCGTATTGGAATAAAGATAAAAAATATATAAGATATTGTTTAAAAAATTTAGTTAATATCAATATTATTGAATTAGATTTTTATTATAATGGTATATATATGAAATTTACAGAAGAAGAAAATTTATATGAATATATAGGTAATGCAATAAATTTAGGAATAAGAGGCAGATTAATAAGTTATGAAGAAAGTTACCATAGAAATATTGCTAAAGAAATTTATAACAATATATCATTAAGTAATTTACAAGGACATCTATTAAAAATAAGAGGACGCATTTATTCAAATTATTCAAATAAAATTAGTCAAAAGAGTGCAATGGAGCTAAATAATATTTATGAAAGTTTAAAATATTTGTTTAAGTATATTAAAAGGAGAGATTTTTTTAAACATATAAATAATGATAATGAGATTATATTGTGGTCGAAAAATGAAAACATAATAAAGTTATATTTTTTTAATGAATATAAAGTAATAATGATAAATAGTGATTATTTATATATTATTAAATTAAATGAATTAGATTATATTGATGATGTATTAACAAATGAATTAAGTTATATAGAATTTAATAATATAGAATTTAATAATATATTATACAAACCATATATCGAAGTAGAATATGGGGATTCTGTTATAAATTTAAAACTCACAATAGAAGTAAAAGACGATCATAAAAAGAAAAAGTTTAAGAGAGAGTATAAAGTTGATAAATATAAAACAGTAATCGATCCAAGGTTTTATTTAATGATTAATTATAATATAATTCTTGATTATCAAATTGAATTAAAGAAGTTTTTAGATGATAATAAAAGATTTGTTATAAGCAATAGATATATAAATAATTATGCCAATGAGCTTAGAAAAAATATATTAAAGAATAATAGAAAAAAAGTTATTAGTATTAAAAGACAGATTTTAGATTATATTGAAAGATGCAAAAAAATAAGACTGACGGTCTTTCCGTAGTCTTATTTTTTTTCTTCCTCTTTAACATATTCAAATAAATCGCATGTATTACAATCAAATACTTCGCAGAATTTATCTATATGATTTCTATCTACTAGTTTAAAAGTATTATTATAATAACCACTTATTGTGTTTGGCCTAATACCAGTTAACATAGACAACTCTTTTTGATTTATATTTTTTTTATTCATCAATTCTTTTAATTTACAATTTATCATAAAGCACCTCCTAATTAATTTTACCATTTATTAAAAAAAATAAATAGAATTTTTTTAGAAAAATAACGTTGAAAGTTATTGACAATAACTCTGAGCGTTATTATAATTAAATCATAAGGTAAAACATTCCAAATAAGAACATAACAAATCAATTGTAAGGAGGTTGAAAAGTGGAAGAAATTAAAGAGCTTATTTCTAAAGCAAAAAGTAAGGAAGAGTTATTAAGTATAGCAGTTATGCTTAAAAAAGCTCAAATAGAATTATTGAAGAAAAATAATAAATAAAATGATAATAAAGGGGATTGAGGATTATGGAAAATGTAAATGTTAATATGAATGAAGGAATACTAAAAATGTTTTTGATCAGTTGCAGGGACGGAGTATATGTTAATAACAAACCTATGGAAAGTTTCAAAGCAAAAGAAAGAGTTAACTTCTTAGACGTAGTTGAAGTTAAAGATTTAGATGAAAATAAGCTAGTAGCTACATACACAAATAATAAAAAAGATATATTTGAAAGAATAGATGCCAAGCTAACTAGCCTGGATTTGGAAGTATTTTTATTAGATGCTAAAGAAGTTGACTGTTTAATAATTAATAATAATATAGAAGACATTAAATCTGTTGAAGAAGTAAGAGAAATGATTGAATGGGATGAAATTGGACTTTTAAAATATTTAGACGAAGCTGAGACTGTTTTAAAGATATTTTATCATAGTGGAGATACTTTAACCTTAGAACTAATGTAAACAACTATAAATTGATTAAAGGGTGATAACATGGAGAAAAAAGAGGAAATATTATTTAATGATTATGCCGATCAAGAATATATTGATTTTTTAGAGAGTGAAGATGGACTAGCTTATATAAAAGTTATGGATGGCCAATATGGTTATTTAAATTACAAACCATTTAATGCTATAGACAATTTTGTTAAAGCTATATAATAAAAATTTCAAAAAATAGCCAAAGCGGTAACTATTTAATATTTTAAAACTCTGTAAAGCTAGTGGAGTAGCCGTTTGTAGCAAGTGGCAGGTTTACTGCATTAGGAAAGGAAAATAAATTATCAACTTTAAAAAATACAAAAAACGGCTAAAAACTCCACAAAAATTATTTTTAAACATGCCTCAAAGCTAGTAAATAAGCCATTCGCAGGATATCAGCGTTTTAATACATAAGGTAAGAGAAATAAAAGAGATGGTTGATGTGAGTTCCCAAAATGGGGAATCACATACAAAAGCTAGAAACAGAAAATATACGAAAAACCGTAAAAAACCGAAAAAGTTTGAAATAGAAATCATGCCTTAACTATTGAAAACACTAGTGTTAGAGCGATATACCCCACATTCAATTATAGGAAGAAATAACTCTATTTTACCACACTTTTATTTTAATAATATTCTAAAAGCATTGATATGACTAGCTTTGGGGCATGTAAAAATGATTTTAAAAGTGCTTATTATGGTAGAAGAGTGTTTTCAGTATTGGATTAAAGGTTATAATTTACCATATGGTCATTTTTTTGTTATGCTCTTACTAAAAAACTCTGCAAAGTGTTTGTATGACTAGTATACAGGGTTTTGGAGAGCACCCCACTTAATGACGCTATATGAATATGGATAAGGTAGTTCACTTTAGAATCCTAAAGTCGTTACAACCGACTTAGAACAATTTATTTTTTTAGAAACAAATTAAACGTAACAAAAAAAGAAGGGAGGTGAAAAGATGGATCAAAATAACATGAGAGAAAAATTAAACCAAATAATTAATAAATATGGAACTACAATAACGTTTATCGCTAAAAAGACACAACTAAGTAAAACTACAATTTCACTGTTTCTTAAAGGCGAGAGAGACTTGAAAACAGAAGAAATACAATCTAGAGTAATAACATTTATAGAACAGAGAATTTAATTAAAAGGTGTAATTCTACCGAATATACACCTTAAGAGAAGTTGAGAACATAAGAAAGGAGTTGATTAGTATAAAAATATATGTTTGTAAAACACTTAGGCTATATGATTATTTAACTAAAAATAATGCGAAGTACATAAGAAAACAGAAAGATATTAATAATCCTAAGTTTAATGTTTTTTTGTTTGAATGGGATAATAACTTAGATGTATTATTAAAAAATTATAAAGGGTATAAAAAATAATTTTAAAAGAATTAAATGAATTAAAAGAAAGGGATGGTTAATAACATGAAGCAATACATAATTAGGGAAGTAAATAAAAATGAAGCAACAGAGATAAAAATAGGAGAAAATGATCTATTTAGAATCTATTCTATTTTTAAAAATAAAGAATTAGAAGAAAAAATAGATAGTATTATTAAAGTTTGCATACCTAAGGACGAGAAAGAAGCAAAAGATATGCTTTTAAACGGATATCAATTTGAAGGAAATAAATATGTATCTCTTTTAACAACAGTAGGGATGATGAAACATGAGGACATGGAAAAAGACTATAGTAGTGAATATTTCTTTATTAGAGAAGATGAAAAGGAATTTATAAATGTTTTAGAAGACATAGCATCACTTGGTAAATTAAGTGAAAAGTATGGTAAAGAGCTTTGTATAAATAAAGATATTATAAGTAGATTAAGCTTGCTGATGAGTACAGGGGATAGAGTATACTTACCGAATTTAAAAAAAGCAATATTACCAGAAATGACTTACACATATATAAATAATTATTTACAATTCGCAGAAAATGATGATAAAACAATTGATTTAAATGATTTAAGATTAAAAGAGCATAAAAACCTAGAAGTAGAACATACAGCGATGGATGGATCAGGATTTATAATGCCACATGTAATGGAAGATATACAAAGACAATTAAAAGTAAATTATCCATTAAGCTGGATAGGGATTAGAGAAGTTGGAGTAGCTTCTAAAGGATTATTAGTTAAATTTGATTTTAAAAAATATCTCAAAGAAGAACATGGACTAGACAAGCTAATAGTAAGAGATATGTGGGGAAATGATGTAGATCTTATGCAGGTAGATGTAATCCAAAATGAAACACAAGTGAAATGGGGGAAATGGTTTAAAAGCTTGGAAGAAATAGAGCAGCTTAAATTAAAATATCCTAAATATAAAAAAATACTAAATGGATTTAACATTACAAAAATAAATAAAAAAGAATCTGCTGAGTATACAGAAAGCAATTATCAAATTTTATCTAACTTAGCTTTAAGTCCAAATCAATTGAATGAAATAGCAAAAGAGCATGAAGAAATATTCGAAAAAGTAATAAAGAGAGATATAGATGCAACTAGAATAATGCTAGGAGATATTGTAAGAGAAGAAAATGATGAGTTATCTCCATCTACAAAGATACACAGATTATTGCAATTAAATGATAGCTTTATAAATATACAAACAGCTAAAAAAACTGTTGAAAGTATGGTAAATAAAAAAATAAATACTTTAGCGGGTGGAAGTATTTATGTTAAAGGAAGTTATAAAGTAATACTTAAAGATGCAATAAGCTATATGGATAGTTTAGTTAATGTAGAATACAAAAATGATGGTAAATTAGTAGGGAAAATTAGTAATAATGGTTTAGATGATAATACCAATTATATACCTAAAGCGACAGGGAATAGAACATTAGCAAGATGTCCACTTAATAGTGCAACAGAAATGGTTAAAACTACTTTATCAGAGAAAAGATTATACAAAAAATATTTTGAAGAATTATCAAGCGATATTATGTTTTTCCCTTTTAACGATTTTATGATGCGTATGAGTGGTGCAGATGAAGATTTAGACATAGCTTTAGCAATAGACAATGATATTATCTATAATGCAGTTATTGAAGATATAGATGATAACGGAATTAAATGGTGCTTTAGAAACCAGTTCGACGGTGGAAAAGAAGAAGTAATATTTACAAAGGAAAATATGATTAAAAATATATTAAGTGTTAGAGGTAATGCTATTGGTAGATTGTCTAATATGGGAGCAATAATATCAAATATAATTCAAGACTTACCATATTACGAAAAAGATTGGGAAATGTATAGAAGTTATGAAGACGTAAGAAGTAGAATAACAAATAGAGTTAATAATTTAAGAATTAATGAAAAACAAAAGAGTGAGAAAATAAAAGAAACTATGGCAAAGTGGAAGGAAGATTATAAAAAAGAAATTGAAAGAAAAAATTTTATTCCACATGAAGAATTATTAGATAAAGAAATAACGGATTATTTTAGAACAAGTTTCCAGAAACATAAAATATATAGTTTCTTTTTAACTTACTTGCAAATGGTTGCAATAGATCAACCTAAAACTAATATTAAAGTTACTAAAGAGATGGAAGAACCACTTAAAAACATACTAAAAGGTAAGAAAAAGCCACTTTATATTTATTATGCTAAATATAAGAAAGAAAATAAAACAGTAAAATATGATGATGTTAGATGGAGTAATACTTTATTAAATAACTATGCTAACAAGATAATAAAAAAATATGGAAGTAAGGCCAGAGAATTAGAAGAAAAAGAATATAGAAATGACTCTCTGTTTACAGCTATGCAAAAAGTTAATGCAGAAAAGAGCGATAGTTTAATTGAAGAATTGATAAACTTAGAAACTGAGTATCATAGTCTTAGAAATGATATAAAAGAAACTATCTATATTAAAGAATTAAGAGAAGATTTAAAAAATAAAACGGATATAGAAGAAATTAATAAGTTAAAAGATCAGATAAGTATATTAGAGGGTAGAAGAAAAGAAAAATTAAAAGAAATAGATGTGATAATTGCAGATAAATATAATACAATAATTGCACAAAAATACAATGCAAAAGAAATAATAAAAAATATAGCAGAAGCCAGAAAAAATAACAATGAAAAAATATGTAGTAGATTTATAATACAGTTTGCATTTGATCAACTGGAAAAATGTTTAATAGAACAGAATTTAGGAATTGGAACTGCTTATCAAAAAGATGAAAAAGGAGATATAAGATATTTGTATAACAATTACAGTAAAATAAATACTAAATTAAAAGAATTAGAATTAGGAAAAGAAGAATTATTAAAAACAAAAATGAAGTTAGGAGCTATTAAAAAGATAAGAATCGGTGGATATAAAGGACAAGTAGTTACGGATAGATTAGTAGTAAAAGAAAATGGTAATAATTTATGTCTAATCCGTTATGTTGACGGGATAGAACTTGGATATTCATTCCCAGAATTTAAAGAAGAATTAGAAATAGGACAAGTAATTGAAGTAAAAGAAATAGAGAAAAGTAAAAATGGTAAAACAATAACAATTTATTATTAACAAGAGTAGGGGAGGTAGCACTCCCTTTTTCAAGATAATTTTTCAAAAAAATATTGATTGGATAGGGGTTCCTCATAAAGAGGTGTAAGGCAAGGAAGTAGAGGAAATCAATATAAGGTGGCAGATGGAGATAATCTCAATCTGGCAACTCAAAAATACTTAGCTGAGGAATTAAATATATCACAAAGACAATTGGCTGATTATAAAAAACTAACCAACCTTATCCCAGAACTTCAACAGATGATTGAAAATAATCCAATGAAACAAAGTAGGGTTATTAGTGAATATGAAAGATTGTGCGGAATAAAAAGGGGGAACCCGCAATTGTTGAATAATTCAACAATTAAAAATAGAATAACTCAATCCGATATAGCAAAACAATTAGGTATTGATAGGACTCAACTAATTAATCTTAAAAAACTTCAAGATTTAATCCCAGAACTTCAACAAATGATTGAAAATGGATCTATGAAAGCTACAGTAGGATATAAAATATGGGCTAAAATGCCACAAGGGGAGCAAGAAAAGTTTTTTAATGACAGAGTTTCTTTAAGGAACTCTGTACTAAAAAGGTATTGAGTGGTAGTCAATTAGCCTATAAAGAAAGGATAACGAAAATATTCGTCGTCCAATAATTAAAACAAATTGCATCCGACAAGTTGGCTGGTACAAATTCAGATATCGGTTTAACCGAATACAACTTTAGAAAATGAGGACTTTTTTTCTTTAAAGGAAGAAAGTAGTGGTGATAGAAAATCAGATTTGCAAATTGCAAAACTGACTCAAAAAGATATAGCTAAAGGTAACTGCTAGTTACTTTTAAACCAACTAAGAATAATACCGTAGTGATTTAAATTCACTTCAAAATATTTTGGAGTGAATTTAAAATGTTCCTAAAGGACAATGATGAAAAGGGTACTCGTATTGTGTGTACCCTTGGAGGAAATAGAAAAGGAGTGATATTAATGAGAGATAAAAAGTATTACATATATAATTGGAGACAAGCATATTTTTACATGCAAAATGGCGTAATGCCTATAGAAAGGCCGGGAGTACATCCTAATGGTTCAGTTTACTTTGTATTTTCTGGGAAAGAAACTGAAAAAGTATATGATAAATGGTGTAAAAATAAAGAATAAATAAGAAAGGATATGGTGAGAGAATATGAGAGGTAAATTAAAATTAACAGATGCGATGAAGGAATATGAAAAAGAATTTAAACATGGTGGTTTAAATATAATTAATGCACCAGCTGGTAGTGGAAAAACAACTTTTATTTTAGGAGAATTTCTTAAAAATACAAGTAGATATGTTGAGAATTTAAATAATGATTCTATTAATTATATAAGAAGGTTAAGCAATGTTTTATATGTGTGTGACAATACTATGTTAAAGGATAGTGTTATCGCAAATAATGATGTAACAGGAATTTTTGAAAAAGGAAGTCTTTTAGAAGCAAAAAATTCTACAATGTTAAAGAATATAATAAAAAATGATAGTGGTACAATTAAAGTAATTACATATAGTAAGCTTGGTTTATTGTTAAAAAATCCAGCATGTAAACATATAATTTTAAATCATTTTTGTTGTATAATAATGGATGAAGTACATAATTTATTTAAATATTGTCGTAAATTTAATTATGACAAGAATACTAAGTCTTTTACGGAGGATGGAGAATACGTTGAAGTATTAGATAATTTAAATGAAATAGCAGAAAAAGTTTTACTTATTGGATTAAGTGCAACTCCTTATTATATATATACATTTAAGAGATTCGCAAATTACGAATTAAAAACAAGAGAAATATTTAATTATTATGAATTAAAAAATTTAGATTCTAAAAACTTTAATCCAATATACTCAAATTGTATTTTTAATCAGATCAAAACATTAAATTATAAAAAGATAAAAGAACACGGATTTAAGATATATATAAATACATCAAAGATTGAAATGAGTAAAAAGTATAAAAAATGGTTTGAAATGAATGGTCTTAAAGCGGAGTGGCTTTGTTCCATTAACAATAAAAAAGAGATAATTACAATAGATAGTAATGGAAAAGAAAAAAAAGAAAAAGTATCACAAATGAATGATGAACAAAAACAATTAAGAGAAAGGTTAATAAAAGGAACTAAAGAAAATAATTACAAAGATAAAGGAACTCTACCAGACGATTTAGATGTAATAATAGTGAATGGTGGATATGAAACAGGCTGGGATTTAATTGATGAAAGAGTGCAATTTTGTTTTATAGATAATACGGATGAAGACTATCAGTACCAGGCTAGAAATAGAATAAGACACGATATTTTATATTTAACTTGCCTATGTACTACTTATGATGGAGATGGAATAGTTTTAGAAAAAGGTAAATATGGTGAAAAATTTGAGAAAGAAATTGAAGTAAGTAAGGGAGTTTATAGAAAAGTATTTATTAATGTTCCTAAAATGAAAGAAATAGATGATAAATATATTGGATATAAATTAACAAAAGAAATGAAAGAAGAAATAGTACAAAAATATGGGATTAAAAATATAGATAATAAACTTAATTTCAAAAGTGTAACTAGAGATCTAATTGAATTAGGATATAAAGTTGAAACTTACAAAGGGAAAAATGGTGGAACATATATTTTTAAAAAAGGTGAAGAAATGAAGAAGGATAATATAAGAGAGGTAGCTAAAATGGATAATAAAAATTCTAATATAAACTTAGTTTGTAATTGGTTAGAAAAAGAATGGGATAAAGTTATTATACCAGTAAATGAAGTGAGAGATATTTTAGATATAGGAAGAAAGAGTTGGGATAATATAATGAAGGATAATGAATTTAATATATTCTTAAAGGATAATAGAATAAAAATGAATGTAGTAAAAGGTAGGGGAAGAACACTTTATTTTAAGAAATACTAAGTACCTTTTGATGTGCATTTTTTGCCTATTTTACTTAGGAAAATAACGTTTTTTTAGAATTCAAATGTACCCAATGTGTAACTTTTTTGATGTTCCTATATAATATATAAGAAAGTTAAAATAGTTACACTTCAGGTACATTCACTTTGGAGTTATAACTCTTGTAACCGTTGGTATCACTAGCTTACAGAGTTTTGAAAGGTTGAAAAAGGTATAAAGTATTAAAATGTAAGAAGCCGTTTTTGGTTTGCCATTGTGGCTTACCTTTTTTCGGCTAAGTAAGGATGTTTAGTTGAAGTAGCGTAGCGTACGTAAACTTACATGCTTAGTTTGTTATAAAAAAGGTAAAAGAACTTAATAACAATTATACATATTTAGGAGGGATTACCAAACTTTTATAGAAATATAGACTGTAAAAGGGAGGTGATAAAATGGTTAGAGTTACAAGAATGATAAATTTAGATTTATTGTCAATTATAAAAGAACATAAGAATATATCTAAATGGACATTAAAAAAGTTATATATAAAACCAATGCCACCAGGAGTTATGTCTTCATCTGAAATTAACTTTGAGTCAGATCTTGAAAATATGCTATATGAAGGACTAATAAAGATTAATGATGAATGTATAGAATTTATTAAAGATTTATAATTTAGAAAAATAATTAATTATAAGAGTGTACGTAATGTATGCTCTTTTTTGTTGTATAAGCATTCGGGAAACCTTCCCTCATGCTAAGAGGTGGTGGAGAAGAGTAAAAACTTTTCCATTTTTGACAGCTTGTAAGTCCCAATATCTGTTTAGTGCGGGCATTACATATATAGAGTTTTATCAAAATTCTTAATTAAATTTACTAAATTGTTCAGGTTAACTGGATGAGATACTGATAAGTTTTGCTAGTTTACTTATTTCCTCACCTCAAAAAAACTAGTTGCTCTTTGTGCGTTTAAGCAATAAATAAATGCACACCTCCTAATTTTTTATAAAACATTGGTATAAGCACACTACGCTCCATATAATTCTCCTTTTTTTAATAATATTTTTTTCTCTTTGAAAGGTAGTGTGCTTGTATAAGTGTTTTATTGTTTACGCTTAATAAAAATAAAGAGGAGGAATTTATATGAATTTTATACTAGTTGGTGTTATTTTATTTTTAATTATTAAAGGAGTTATAGACAAGAGATATTATAAGTTCACGATTAATTCACTTAAATATGAACTTGAAAGATACAAAGAGATGACAGATACACTATGCAAAAGAGGTGATAATATAAATGACTAAAGAAGAACGCAGACAATATAATCAGTGGTATTACAAGGCAAAAAAAGATAAGTGGAAGCAGTACAATAAGAGGAAATCAGGTAATTTTGTTTATTACTTTAAAGTTAAAAAGAAAGTATTGTATGTAGGAAATACAACAAACCTTAATAGATTTAATCATCATTTCTGCTGTAACCAAAAATTATTAGAAGAAATACTAGATAAGGATTACAAAATATATGTTGCTGATTTAGGTGATTTAAAAGATTTTGAACGATACTATATTGAGAAGTGTTTAATAAAAGAACTTAATCCAGTATTAAATGTATTACAAAAAAATAGTGATTATAGTATCAGTAACAAAAGTATTGAGAGTGAGAGAAAAATTGAGTTAAAAGAAATAGCTAAAACACTAGAATGGGAAGTTTGGGAGTAAGTTAAGAATTAAAAGGGGTATGAGTTTAAAGTTTAATGGTACATATAAGTTAATTAAATTTAGTTAGTTTGTATGTGCTATTAAGCATAGTAATTATTTAGAGAAATTTATAGGAGTGAAGAAATATGAAAAAGAGAGAGTTATTAAAAGAAATTAAATTAGTGAATAAGGAGCTTAACCATATTTATAATGAAGATGGTATAGTTTCAACTATCAAACTTGTTAAAAATGAGTATGATGAAGATATTATTAGACTAGAATTAAAAGATGAATTTGATGATAAAGAAATTATCACTTGCGATTGTTTATTTGATGAAGAAAAGAATATAGATGCCTTAATATATGAACTTATAAAAGATGTTTATGAGAATAGTGTTAATCATTTAGCAAAATATATAAAGGCAACTAAAGTATATAATGCAAGAAAAATAAAAAGTTTAGCATTATGGAAGTCAAGATATAGACAAGATAAAGTTGATGAAATAATAAATGAATTAATAGAGAGACATAAAAATACGGAAAGAGCTAAGTGTAACTTAGTAGAACCAAAAGAATTAATAAGAAATCTATATCTATTAAAAAGTAAGTATACTAAAGAAGAAGCTGAAATATAGGCTTCTTTTTTATATGTGAGGGGGAATAGTTAATGGATCAATTTTATTTTAATGGGAAAAGATCAAGTAGCAATTTTATAGATTTTAGAATTTCAAATATTAAAAAAATAAGTGATGATAAGAATAAGGAAAATTATACAGATTACATTATTACTTTTGCAAAAGAAAATAGAAAAAATATAAATGAATTTGAATACGAAGAATTAAAAAAATGGTTATTAGGAACGCACGATTATAGAATTTTTAATATAACAGGACTAGATTTTTCATATTACGCTAAGTTTTTAAGGCTTAATAAATTACAAAATAAGGATAGCATAGATTTTAAACTAAGAATTTTAAATGATTTTTGCTATAGCTATATAATTACTGATGAATTGGTAGCTAAAAATAATACATATAGAAGAAACGTTTATAATTGGGGAATTGTACCCTCAGATTGTAATATTTACATAGAAATTAAAGAAGATTGCGATAGTTTAATACTTAAAAATACCACTAATAACAATAAAATAGAGTTAAATGATTTAGAAACTAGTAATATAGAATTAAATGGATTTTCTTTAGAAACAGGAATAAATGAAGTTGAATTAAAAGTAGATGGTGGACGTGCTGATGTTGTTATAAACAGACAAGATAGACTTGAGTTTAAAGAACTAGATAAATATTATGATGAAACTGTTGATACTGTGAGGTGATTTTATGATGATAAATAAATTTGATGAATTTTATGGGAAAATATATGAACATCTTTCAATAGAAGAAGATTTAGAATTAGTACCAAAAGGATGTTTATTTAAACATATTTATTTTAAAATAGATGAATTTGATATGTGTAAAACAGCGGAAGTATTAATTAATAATAAGCCATTTTATTTAAAGGCCTATGATGAAGCGTTAAAAATAAGTGGTGATGATGTTCCAATGATCTATAGTTTTAAAATTAAAGCTCCTATAAATGATATAAGTTTCAGAATAAACGCTGGTTTAGAATTTAAAGATGGTGTTGGAGATAGATAAGATTGTAAAGATGTAAATTGAAAGAGAGGTGATAAAATGCAGTTAGGAGAAAAGCATTATAGGTGCATGGAAATGATTATAGAAGGTAATAAAATAACGGAAATAGCTAAGTTATTAGGTGCTAGTAGACAAAGTATTTATAATTGGTTGGATAATGATGAGTTTAAGGCTGAGCTGAACAAACAAAGACAAGAAATAAAAAAACAAGGACAAGATAAGATACTATCCAAATTTGATATTTATTTAAATAAGATACATGATATAGCCCTTAATAGCCCATCGGATAACGTTAAATTAAATGCTCTAGAGTTTTTAGTTGAACACGTATTAGGTAAGGCTACAAGCAAGATAGAGCAGACTACAAAAGAAGATACAAAGAACAATAAACAAGAAGATATAGATGACCTACTAAAAGAGTTAGAAGAAGATCACATTATAATTAAAAAGCCTAATTCCAAGGCAATATAATGGGAAATACAATTGAATGAATGTTGCATAATACATGTATAAACACTATAAATATATGTATATTATGCAAGAGAATGATGTATAAATGAATATAATAATTAGCGAAATTATTGTATATATACAGTGCGAATGTAGAAGCTAGTAATACCAATGCTTTGAGAGGTGTTGCAATTAAAATTAAATTCATTTAATATGCTACTAAATTATGATTTAGCGAAATAATTAATATAGGGTGTACTATAAGCATTTATATAAACTTGGGAAATAAGGGGGTATACTTCTAAATTGGAGAGTCTGACTCAGGTGGTGGTAAGCTACACAAAATTTCTTAGTATTTTTAAGATTTAAGGGGGGATATATTGATTTACTTTTGATAACAAAAAATTTGAAAATGAAAAGCTATATGAGTTGTACATACTAAAAAAGTATTTAACAAAGCATTATGATGAAGATAAAGCACTAGCACTTATTAGAAAAAATAAAAATAATATAAGTAAATTAGCAAAGGCAGTCGGTAAAATCGATATAGCCTTTTTTTGTTTGTATTTTTTGCAAGATATATTCGTAGTTAAAGATAATAATGAAGCAAGAGAACTAAGTAAAGATCATTACCATTTATGGGAAGTAGCTAATGAAACATTTATAGAAGATCTAAATGATAAATTAAATATAATATGTCCGCGTGGTAAAAACTTATGCAATGCCACGATATAGCAGAAATGTTATATAAGAAATCGAGCAAAATCGGTAGAACTCTTAACTCATATTGCCAAACAAAAAAGGGAGGTGATATATATTAAGATAGGGAATTTAGAGGTATATGGAATAATATACTTAATTAAAAATACTTTTAATGGTAAGTGTTATGTAGGTCAATCAACAAGAACTTTTAACAAGAGATATGATAGAAAAGGTAAAGGAATAGAAAGAGTCTATAACTATCATATAGCTAGAAAAAATGATAATAGTTACTACAATAAACATTTATTAAATTCTATTGAAAAATATGGACAAACTAATTTTAAAGTTATAGAAATTTATGATATAGCTTTTAGTAAAACAGAATTAGATATTAAGGAAAGTACATATATACAGTTATTTAATTCCTATAAGAATGGATACAATGAGACTCTAGGTGGACAATATAACTGTATTTTTTATGGAGAAAATAACGGATTTTATGGTAAAAAACATTCTGAAGAAGCTAAAAGTAAAATGAGTGAATCAAAAAAAGGGTGTATACCATGGAATAAAGGAAAGAATGTCGGTAACTTTAAATCTAAATCAGTTATATGTTTAACCACAGGATTAATATTTGGTTCTGCCAAAGAAGGTGCTGAATATTATGACATACCCAAAACAGGTGTTACGGCAAACTGTAGAGGGGTTAGAAAGTCAGCGGGTAAATTTGAAGGTAAAAAATTAGTTTGGGAATGGTATGAGAAAGACAATACCGAGGTAACTAACAGTTTAAAAGCTAGTTAGAACTGTAACGCATAGGTGGTGAAACTCTATAAGAGAATATAATCCACCCACGAGTGTTCGACACCTTAGCATTGAGTTGAAGGTGAAAATGTATGCTGATCTAGCCCAGAATTAACTGGGTATAATGGGGGAAACTCCTAGAAGTAGAGGATAAAAAGCCTTTACGATAACAGAAGTGTTTGCAAAGACAACAATATTTGATTTGGCTATTTCTGTATGGCTTATATGTTATCAGAAATCTAAATTTACATTAATAGGTGCTAAGAAAGATGATGATGCTACACAATTCGTAGATAGTATAAAAAAGATATTTAAAGAAAATAAAAAGATAATAGATAACTTTGGCTTATTAATAAGTAAAAAACTAAAAGTAAATGCTAATGAAATAGAGTTTGCTAATGGAATGTATATTAGAGCGGTTGGTTCTGCAAGTTCCGTCAGGGGTGCTAATTTCAAAGGCGTAAGACCTACTGTTGTTATAGCGGATGACTACCAAGATGAAAAAGATATTTTAACAGAAGATAGTAGAGAAAAGAAATATAATAGATGGACAAAGGAAATAGAGCAGGTTGGAGATAAAGCAGTATTTAGAAATGGTAAAAAGATAAAATCTGCTACTAAGATAATTAGCATTGGAACTGTATTACATATAGATTGCTTGATGAGTAAATTAAGCAGAAACAGAGATTATAAAACTATTTTAAAGAGAGCTATTATATTAAAACCTGACCAAACTGTGGAAGATATATTTGAGTCTGATTTGTGGCTACAATGTAAAAAACTTTACTTCGACAATAAAGATGAGAATAGTAAAGAAACTGCAAAACAATTTTATAAAAATAATAAAGAGAAAATGAAATTTAAGGTTCTATGGGAAGAGAAGTGGGATTGCTTTAATGATTTGGCTATTCCTTATTGGGAAAATAGAATTTCTTTTATGTCAGAACTGATGAATGATGCAACAAGTATAGGGGAAAAATGGTTTAAATCTATTAGAACTCAAAGCAAGGAAGAGATTGAGGAACATACTTTTGTTAAAACAATGCTTTGTATAGATCCAGCATCAACAACTAATAAGAAGTCTGACTATACTGCAATGGTAGTTGGCTCAACTGCAACCAATGATTTTAAATATATGAGAGAGTTGGTTCTAGATAAATTAGAATTTAACTCCTATTGTGAAAAAGTTATTTCTATATTAGAAGCTTATAGGGATATAACACATATTTACATAGAAAAAAATACATATCAAGGTGCGGATTTAGTTAAAATTAAAGAATTAATAAGTAAGAATGATGTATTAAACAGAAGAGATTTTACATGGATTAATGAAATGCAACGCAAAAACAAGGATGAAAAGATATCTACTATTATAGATCCAATTAATAATGGACAAGTAATATTTGTAGATAACAATAAAGAATTTACTAATTTAATAATGGAATTTCAAGGGCAAAAATACACTTTGCATGATGATAGTGCAGATATAACTGCAGAGTGTGTAAATAGACTAGATACGATAGAACAGATATCAAAAATCAAATTATTAGATAAAAAATTATTATTCTAGAAAGGAGTGAGAAGATGAAAATTGATTTAAATATATGTAGAAAATTATATGATGAATTTAATGCTGAAAAACATACATATAAAAAAATGCTCGACTATTATCAGGGAAAAACTGATGCTTTTAATAATTATAAGTTAACTGATAGAAGTAATTTAAAGTGCAAAAATAATCACATTAGATTTTTTGTAGAAGAGGAAGTGGCCTATAGCGTTGGAACTCCAATTACCTATGTAGATAGAGGGAATAATGGAGAAATTATAAATAAAATAGGGACTAATATTTCTGATGATTGCTTAGATGTTGAGCTAGATAAAACACTAAAAATTTTTGGGAAAGCGTATGAATTACATTATATAAATGATGGAGAATTTAAATGTAAAGTAATTAATCCTATTAGTGGTATAGGCTATGTAAATACAGAAGGTGGTGTAGAGTTATTTCTATATTTTTACAAGAAAATGCTAGACGATAAAACATACATAGATATTGTAGATGATAACTTTATATATCACTATGATGAAACATTTACACAAGTAGAGGAGGCAACACCGCATTATTTTGGTAAATGTCCAGTCGGGATTTGTTGCTTAGATGGAGATATCCACGATACACTTTATAATATTTTAAAAGAGAAACAAGATATCTATGAAACAATATTATCGACTTGGGGAAATGAGATTGAAGATACTAGATTGGCATATTTATCTATAACAGGAGCTGATATAGATGAAGAAACAGCTAAAAAGATGAAGAAGATGGGAATATTACAAACTAAAGATGCTAATGCAAAAATAGGATATGTAATAAAAAATATTCCATCAGATTTTATAAAAACTTACAGAGATATTATAGAAGATGAAATGTACAAAGAGGCATTACATGTTAAAAATACAGTGGCAGTACAAAGTAATACCAGTGGACAAATGTTAGCTACAAGACTTAATTGTTTAAGAGTTAAATTAACAGTACAACAAAAATGCCTTAAAAAATGTATAAAAACAAGGCTTAGAGATTTATGTGCATATTTAAATGTTTTAGAAGGATGTAATTATAACTATAAAGATATAGATATTAATTTTACTTTAAATATACCCAATAATGACATTGAAACTGCACAAATTGCAAGTCAGTTGAATGGAAAACTGAGTACTAGAACAATATTGGAAAGACTATCTTTTGTACCAAATGGAGATGAAGAATTTAAACGAATGTTGGAAGAACAAAAGATTATCCAAAACTTATTTAACGAAAACGAAACTGTTGATTTAGATGAAGTTGGTGATGAAACTGATGAAATTAACTAAACAACAAAAGCTATTTAGAGAGCTTCAGGATAAAATGAATGAAGAATTATATAGTTTAGTAGATAAAGAGTGTAATAAATTATTTAAGCAGCATAGGAAAAGTAGAGATCAATTTTTGAATGAAGTTGGACGAGTCCTTTTAAAATTTGATACTGAAAATAATGTACTAAATTTAACAGAAGTGGATAAAGTTAAGCTTTATACAAGTCTGGGAAAAGAAGTAAAAAGTATTTTTAAATTGCAAAAGAAAGAAGAGGCCAAAATTATACAGGAATTTTTTATTAACATAGCTAAAGATAAATATTATGCAAATTCTTATTTACTTAGTTTAGGTTTAGATTTTAGTATTAAAAAAGTTTCTAACAAAGTCCTTGATAGTATAGTAAACACTAAAGTAAAAAATAAATTATGGAGTGATAGACTTTGGAAAAATAAAAAAGATATAGAAGCTGTGCTTAAAAGCGAAGTTAAGAAATTTGTTAATGGTGAGATAAATTTAAATAGTATAGAAAAAATACTTAAACAAAGATTTAACCAAAATGCTTATAATACCAAAAGACTTGTTCAGACGGAAAGTGCTAGAGTTATGGAAGAAGCAAATAACATGTGGCAAGAAGAAAATAATATTGAATGGATAATGTATTCTGCTACATTAGATAATGCTACTTGTTCAGATTGTGGAAATTACGATGGTGAAGTTTATAAAGTAAGTGAGAAGCCATTTGAATTACCACAACATCCATTTTGTAGGTGTACGTATGTAAGTGTCGTAAACAAAGAATGGAAGCCGAACACAAGATTAAATAATGTAACAAAAGAAAATATAAGTTATAAGACTTATAAAGAGTGGAAAGAAGAAAATAATATATAAACAACTATTTAGGGCTTAAGTGAACTAAATAGGGGAAAGGGGATATATAATGTTAAAAAATGAATTATTAGAATTAATCAAAGAATTAGATAATGATAAAGAGGTAGATGAAATAATTTTATCTCAAGGTTTTGCAAAGCCTATTAATGATATAAATGGTTTTAATGAATTACTTGCAAGTAATAAAGAGATACAAAGTTTAGTTGATAATAAAGTAACTCAGGGAATTGATAGCTTCAAAAAGAAAGGAATGCAAAAGCTTATTGAAGCAGAAGTATTAAAAAGAACTGGAAATAATGAAACTGAAGAACAAAAGGCTATTAGAGAACTTAAAGAAAAGTTAGAAAATATGGAAAAGGAAAAAACTAGAGCACAAATGATTTCTAAGTATAAAGATACTTTAACGGAAAAGAAAATACCGACCAAGTTAATTGATTTTGTATTAGGGGAAGACGATGAAACAACAAATGCAAATATAACTTTGTTTGAAAATAGCATGAAAGAATTTATAGAAACAAGTGTACAAGATAGATTAAAAGGTTCTTCGTATACACCACCTAAAAACGACGGGGTAGTAGGTAAAATAACATGGGAAGAAGTTTTATCTGATTCATCATTATATTCAAAATATATGGAACAACAAAAACAATAAAGATTCTTAGTTTAGATTGAAATGATATATATCTGAATTTAAGAATCTTTTTTATATGTCTTTTTTATAAAAGGTTGATATTTAAAGACGTTAAAGAATAAAAAAAGCCTACTATATTAAGAAAAGAAAGAGGTAATAATATGAGTATACAATCATTTAAACCATCAGTTTGGGAAACTGCATTAATAACAGAATTTAGAGGAATTTCAGTTGCGAATTTAATTACAACTCCTCCTAGTAAGGTTGAAGGAGAAAAGGCTATCTTTAATAAGATTAGTGGTGGAACAATTAAAGATTACGAAGGAACAGTTGAGTATGATACTGTTTCAACTACACCAATTGAACTTATTTATAATAAGAAAAAATATTTTGCTATAACTGTTGAAGATGCTGATGCTGTACAAGCATGCGCTGATGTATTACAAACAACAGTAAGAGAAAAGGCATTAGATTTAAAAGAAGTAATTGATGGAGATGTATTTGCTGAGGCTGTAGCTAAGTGTCCTTCTGGAAATAAGATAGGTACTATTTCTGCTAAAATTGATTTAAATACTAAATCTGCGTATGACTTAGTTGTAGATCTAGGTGTTAAATTATCTAAAAAGAAAGTACCAAAAGCAAATAGATTCGTTTTAGCATCTTCTGAAGTAGTACAACAAATGGCTAAAGATCCAAGATTCGCACGAAATTATACAGTATTAGAAAATGGTATTGTACAAGGTGCAACAATAAATGGAATGACTATAGTTGAAACAGAAGACTTACCAGCAAATGTTATTCTTTGCTTACATAAATCTGCTTTAGGAAAAGGTGAACAATTAGATGAAGTTGAGCCATTAAGATTACAAAATGCTTTTGCAGATGCAGTAAGAGGTTTATTAGTATACGGAATAAAAGACTTAAGACCAAATGCAATAGCAATGGCTTATTATGAATTTAAAACTGCTGAATAGTTATAGGAGAGATTTTATTCTCTCCTTTTCTATTAGAAAGGAAGTTTATATGAATGTAATAATTAATAATATAAATGAAATATTAAAAGAACTAAATGTTAATATATCTGAAAAGCTAATTGAATTAACAATAAAAACTTGTATTAGACAGATAATAGAGAGACTAAACAAGAATATGAATAAAGATGAAATAATAGAAGCATATGAAGATGTTATAACAGAATTAGTATTAGAAGAGGTAGTAAATTTAAATACTAAACTAAGCAACAATGGAGCAATATCTATTACTCAAGGTGCTAGAAGTATAACATTTGCAGATATAAAATCTATAGATTATACAGAAAAGATAAAAGCTTTAATCCCTACTTATGTAAGTCTTTATTAGAGGTGTTTCTATGAATTTTTGGTATAACAAAACAGTTTATAAAACAACAAAAACTATAATAAAAAATCAAATAGGACAACTTATAGAAATTTACAAGAAGGATGATGCATTTAAAGCTGATATACAGCCAATAGATGAAAAAGCTTTAAAGACTTCTTGGGGATATGATATAAAATCTAGCTTACAAATGTTTTCTGATGAAGATTTATTAGTAAATGAAATACTCGTAAATGATAATAAAACATATAAAATAGAAAAGAAAATACCCTGGGATGATTACAATATATATGCAATTTTAGAAAGTGATACAGAGATATATGAAGAAGATAAATAATATAAGAAAAATTATGCAACGATTAGAAAATACACTCGATGATGCATCTTCTGAAATTGGAGTAACTATTACTGCATGTATACAAAATAATACACCAGTTAAAACAGGTAACTTAAAACGCTCTATTATATTTGCTAAAGCTAAAGAAGGTAAAACATATAATATAAGATTTGGTTCTGATTTAGTTTATGCTACTAAAGTGGAATTTGAAAACAAAAGTTACTTAAGATATACGCTGAGAAATGAAGAAGGACAAATTAAAGAGATATTATTAAAAAATTTAAAGAAGGTGGGGATGTAATGATAAATGAAATACAGAAAGAAATATTTAATTTAGTACCAGAAGCAATAGATGAAGTTCCTGCTGATTTTAATTTTAAAAAAGATAATGCTATAGAAATTAAAATAGCAGATAATATAACAAATAAGTTTTACTTGGATGATATAACACTACAAATAAGAATTGTAGGGTTAAAAAACAATAAATTTAATATACAAGATATTGCAGAAAATTTAGATAAGAAATTTAATAAAGCTAGGTTTATTAATTGTAGAGTGGTTAGAGAAAATGCTTGGTATACAAGCTATTACGATGAAGATAAATTTAATGCAGTACTACAATATTTAATAAAAAGAATATAGAGAAAGGTAGTGATTTAATGGAAAAAGAGATGAATATAGTCGTTGATGAAGGCATTTTATATTATGGTAGTTTTAACTTTAGTAATTTAGATACATTAATGGCTAGCCTAGAGGGCAAAGAATTAGGGCTTGCTAAAGGATCTTTAAATTTTGAAGCAAAACCTGAGTTTAGAGATATTGAGTTTGCTGGTAGTAAAGAACGAAAAATTGCTGGAATGAGAAGACTTAGAAAATGGGAAGTAAAATCTGAATGTGAAGTTTTAGATTTAAATGACAGTGTTTTAGGAGCATCGCTAGTAAAAAAAGACAGTGATACATCATCAACTAAGTTTGACGTATATATACCAAAAAGTGATTTAAATAGTGAGGATTACAAGGATCTATTAATAGTTGGTAAAAAACATGGTTCTGGCAAAGATGTAGTAATACATATAATAAATACTTTTAATACTGAAGGTATTACTTTTAGTTTAGAAGATAATAATGAAGCTTCTACTAAAATGGTTTTTGAAGGACATTATAAATTTAAAAATAATGAACCTCCATTTAAGATTTATATGGGGAAGTAGTATTTGATTGAGGTTAAGAGTTAATCTTGACCTCTTATTTTTTAAGTTAAAAATGAAAGGTGAGGATTAAAGATGGAAAATAATTTAATAATAACAACAAAACAAGGATTTGAAATAATGAGGATATTAGGGAAGTTAGGAATGAAAGAGGAGCTAGTTAATGGTATTACAAAGCTTACAAGAGAAAAGCAAAATGAACAACAATTATATAGAAAACTAAGAGGGCTTATTCTAGAGAATTATGACAATTATGAAGATATGACTGATGAAGAAAAGACAAATGCCAGTAATGAAATACTTTTAAAACATACTGATTTACAAGAACAATTAATTGAATGCAATGAAATTGAAAATAAAATAGGTGCAGGATTAATGTATGATTTTATAACAAGAATGCCACAAGCGGAAAAAGAAATATATAAAGCTATTGCAACAATATATAGTTTAAGTGTAAAAGATGTTGAAAATGAAGAACTTGATATAACAATAGATAGAGTAAAAAAGATAGCAATGTCTAAGACATTTCAAACTTTTTTCAGATTAGCAACGAACTTGAGCAAATAGGTAGTAATTTAAGAGGAATACTATTTCAAGGTGGTTGCTTTTCTTATATAGAAAATATGGATTTAGAAGAATCTCTTGAAATTATAAGCGATGTAATTACACAGAAGTTTGAAGATAGATCTTACTTTACATATATAATAACAAATATTTTAAATGAAAAACCTATTACATATAAAGATTGGATGTCTAAATTAAAAATTTCTAGTATAAACGATAATATTCAAATCGATAAAGAAAAAAGAAGAAAGAGTGCTAAAAATACTCTTAAAAATCTCTTTAATTAAAAGGAGGTGAATAAATGAGTACAAAAGCGTTTGAATTAGAAAGTAGTATAAAAATTGATTCCGATAAAGTTTTGAAAGGTCTTAAGGATGTAGATAAACAGGTTGATGAAACAGGAAAAAGTATGAGCAAAATGGAGGGCAAAAGTGGAGGTTTAGGTAAGGCATTAGGAGGTTTAGGTAAAACAATAGCATCTACTTTTGCTTTAGGAAAAATAAAAAACTTTACTGATGAGTGTATCCAAGGAATTAATAAACAGATACAAGTTGAGACAAAGCTACAAAATAACTTAATGGCGACAGGTAAGGCTACTCAAAGCAATGTTAATGATTTAAAAGATTATGCAAGTCATCTACAAAAAGTAGGTGTAATTGGCGATGAGGTTGGAATGGCAGGTATGGCACAACTAGCAACTTTTAATCTAACATCAGCATCTATCAAAACACTATCAGACGGAATGTACAATTTAGCAGTAAACCAGAAAGGTGTAAATGCTACACAAGAAGATATGATGGGCTATGCAAACATGATTGGTAAAGTTTTGCCAATGTAAAATCGAGTAAAATCGGTGAAGACTAAGTAATAATTACAAAACAATATAATACAAAAATTTGAACATCTTTAGGAGGTGTTTTTTTTATGCGAAAATATGGAGTTATTTATTTAATTAGAAATAATATTAACAATAAAATCTATATAGGACAAACTGCTGTAAAGGGTGGATTTGACAGAAGATATTGCCACGATTTAGAGAAAAACACTCACAATATTCATTTAAAACGAAGTATAGAAAAGTATGGGATAGAAGCTTTCTATATAGATAAAGAATTTGATATTGCTTATAGTCAAGAAGAGTTAGACAAACTAGAGAGTATGTATATTAGTATATATAATGCTACAGACTCTAGGTATGGATATAATATACGAAGTGGGGGCAGTAATTCTCCTCTTGCAGAAAGCACTAAGAAAAAGTTAAGTGAGAGTAAAAAAGGCAAATATAAGGGTGAAAAAAATCCTATGTATGGAGTTCGTTTGTGTGGTGAGAAACATTGGAACTATGGTAACCATTGGGATGAAGATTACAAGGAAAAGCAACGTAAAGCTCATAAAAACCAAAAGCATACAGAGGAACAATTACTAAAGATGAGAGTAGGACACGAGAAAGAAAAAGTTAAAGTATATTGTATTACAACAGATAAAATATTTGACTCAATAGCAGATGCAGGACGTAAATATAATTTAGATACAAGTACAATAACTAAAGTGTGTAAAGGAAAAAGGAAGCATGTAAAAGGCTATAAATTTGAATATTATAAAGATAAATAAATATTGTCATGTAATTATTATATGTTAATACCGAGGTAATCTTATAGATTGCGAAAGGCTATAAGACACCGTAGAGCGTAGAGGGTGAATAAATATAATCTCTCCAAGAGTACTCGACTATATTGTAATAATATAGAAAATGTACGCCGACCTAGCCCAGAATTAACTGGGTATAATGGGGGAAACTCCTAGAAGTAGAGGATAAAAAGCCTTTACGGTAACAAAGTGAAAGCTATGCAAGGACAGGCTACAGCACTTACTAGAGTTGGTGTTACTATGAATGAACATCAAAAGAAAATAATAGAAACTGGTACTGAACAAGAAAAAGCTAGTGTAATTGCAGAAGTATTGAAGAACAATTATGGTAATTTAAATGAGGAGATTGCAAATACGCCAGAGGGTAAGGCGGCACAACTTGCAAATGATCTTGGTGATTTAAAGGAGTTAATGGGAAATTTATTATTACCAATTGTTAGTCAATTAGTAGGATGGTTGCAGAGTTTAGTTAATTGGTTTAATAATTTATCTCCAGGAATGCAAAATGCTGTAATGATAGGAGGATTAATTGTAGCCTTATTACCAACTGTAATAGGATTAATAAGTGGACTTGTAACTATATTTACTGCATTAACACCAGTTACTGCGGGAGCAACTGTTGCTACTGGAGGATTTGGAATAGCTATAGGAGGTGCAACTATACCAATATGGGCTATTATTTTAGCTATAGGAGCACTAATAGGAATAGGAGTTTTGCTATGGCAAAATTGGGATACTTTATCGGAAAAAGCTAGTGAAGCTTGGTCTGAAATAACATCAGCATTTTCGGAATTCGGTGCATTTCTAACTGGAATTTTTACAACAGACTGGACTAATAGTTTTGGAAGATTCGGGAATATAATGAACTCTTTTCTGAAGAATGTACAGAATATATGCAATTCTATAAAACGTATATTTAGAGGAATCATAGATTTCGTAGCTGGAGTATTTACTGGAGATTGGTCTAGAGCATGGAATGGAGTTAAAAATATTTTTGGTGGAATTATGGATGGTTTGGGAGCAGTTATAAAAGCTCCACTAAATACCGTTATTGGACTTATTAATATGGCTATAGATGGATTAAATACTATTAGCTTTACAGCTCCAGATTGGGTACCTTTTGTTGGTGGTAAACATTTTGGTGTTAACCTTCCAAAGATAAATTATCTTTATACTGGTGGAGTATTTGATCAACCTACACTGTTAGGACAAAATACAGTAGTTGGAGATAAGTATCAAGGGCAAGGAAGCCAAAGAGAATGGGTATTACCTGATAAATTGCTTAGGGAAACAGTTAGCCAAGAGGTTAGAAAGGCTATAGAATCTCTTAAGATTGAAATGGATGGTAGACAAGTTGGAAAAGTATTAGCAAGATATCAAGATGAATTTAAGAAATATAATAGAGGTAGAAAACCAGAAGAGGCATATTAATAGGGAGGTGAATAGATGGAACTACCAGTAAACGTAGAATTAACTGAATCCGATTTGGTTTTTAATAGAAGAAATTGTTCAGAGTTTAATTTGATAGTATCGTCATTTCCTAAAATTCCTAGATTGAATGAGGATGTAGAGGAAATCGAACTTGACGGTAGAAACGGAAGTTTAACCATTAAAAAAGGTACATATAGAGATAGGCATATAACTATAAGTTTTAAAATTTTAGATACATATTTCTTTTGGGATACATTATCTAAAATAGAGGAATGGCTATATAACGTAAAAGACAATAGACTTTTTTATGATAGACAAGATAGATGTTTTAGAGTAAAGAGGATTATAGTTGGGGATTTAGCAAAAGAAGTAGATTTATATGGGGAATTTGAAGTAACATTTGTATGTGAACCATTTATGACAGATATTTCTCCAATTTCTATTACTTTAGGTAATATGACATATGAAATGGATAATACTAAGATTTTATATAATGATGGAGATTTTGAAGTAGAACCTAAAATTTTAATTGAAGGAAATGGAGACATAGAGATAATAATAAATGATGCTATTATACAATTAAGAGATGTAGTAGATAGTGTTGAAATAGATACAAAATTAATGCAAGTTAGAGATAGTTCAGGAGCTAATTTTAGTATGAATATGTATGGAGATTTTCCAACATTAAAGAAAGGTGCTAACAGGATAAGTTATACAGGAAATGTTAAAAATATGAAAATTGAATATACAAATTTATATAGGTAGGTGATTAAATCATCTACCTATTCTTATGGAGGTGATTAATTGGCTAAGACTATAAAGATAGCTATATTTAATAAAAAGGCAACAAAAGATCAGGTATTATTTAGTAATGGTGATGCATTAGATAATATTTGTATAATGTGCAGTATAGATGAAAATATAGTGACTGGTGAGTATACACTTGATGCTACATTTTTAATTGATGAAGAAAGCAAATTACATGATCTAATAGAAGAAGAAGCTATATTAAAAGTTAAAGTAGATTATGGCTATGAAATATTTAGAATTAGAAGAGTTGATAAAGATACTAGGGATATGCAAGTTGTAGCTAGTCAAATAACTATAACTGAAACATTATCTTTGCAATTAGAAGATGTAAGACCAGAAAATCAAAATGGATTATCTGCTTTACAATGGATGTTAGATAAATCAAAAGGTGTTAAAGAAATAACTCTTTTTAGTGATATAGAAACTATAAATACTGCTTATTACGAAGACATGAATATGTATAAAGCAATTCATGATTGTGATCAGTCATTTTTAAATAGATGGGGTGGTGAAATACTTCGTAGAGGCTACACTTTAAATATAAATAAAAGAATAGGACAAGATAGAGGTTTTACTGTAATGCATGGAAAAAACCTAACTGGATTTGAATTAAGTAGTAATATAGATAGTGTTGTTACTAGAATAAAACCAAAAGGATTTAATGGAATAACTATTGATGGATATGTTAATAGTGGATTAATAGATAAATATGCAAGAGTGCATACCGCTACAATTAAATATGATGATATAAAGGTTAAGGATGAAAGTAATTCCGAAGGATTTGATACATTAGAGCAAGCACAAGAAGAATTAATAAAAAGAGCTAAAGAAGAATTTACAAAAAAACATATAGATGAGATATTTGCAGAGTATAGAGTTAATTTTGCACACCTTGAAAAAACTGAGGAATATAAAAATTATGCTGTTTTAGAGAGAGTTTATCTAGGAGATTCTATAAAAGTAAAAGTTAAAAAATTAGATATTGATATTACAGTTAGAGCAATAAGAAGAATATATGATGTATTAAGACAAGCAGTTGAAGAAATAGAATTAAGTAATGAAGATATAAGTGAAAAAAGAAAAGAAGCACCACCTACTATAGGGGAATTAGTTAATAGGATTGAAAATGTAGATGAAAATTCTAAAAACTTTTTACAGGAAGCGAAAGATCATGCAACAAATTTAATAAAAAATGGATTAAAAGATAGTTGTGTTATTGTTAAAGAAAATGAAATATTGATAATGGATACTAAAGATATTAATACAGCTACAAAAGTATGGCGTTGGAATATAAATGGACTCGGCTATAGTTCAACAGGATACTATGGTGAATATGGAACTGCTATAACCATGGACGGGCAGATCGTTGCAAATTTTATAACAACAGGATTACTTACTGCTAATGTTATAAGAGCTGGTGTAATAAGGAGTAAGAATGATAATTTAAGCATTGATTTAGATAATGGAATAGTAAATTTTACAAAAGGATTTATAAGAGGATTAAATTCAAGTTGGGATTTATCTAGTGGAGTTTTAAAAAGTATCGGAAAAAGTTGGAATGGATTGCCTAGTGAGCTTATTATAACTAATGGTGGATTAACTTCAAATGACATACTAGAAATAATAAGCAAAGGTGGTTCTATGTATATATCTTCTGCAAATAAAAACTCAGGATCATCATTATGGATAGGATTGGATGATAATAATACGGGAGTTTCAAACAATTTAGTTTTTACAAGACAACAGGCTGCTTTTAATAAGAAGGTTTATGCCAGTTATGATGTTCAGGTTATTGGAAATCTAAAAGTTAATGGCAGTAAGAATTGTATACAAAAAACAAAAGAATATGGAGATGTTCCTTTCTATGCTAATGAAGATATAAATTCACTTCTGACTAAAACACCTGTTGACGAGGTATACGAAACTAAATTATATGAGACAGGTAAATATAAGTGTATTGTTAAAATATCAGAAATGATTAGAGAATGCATAAATACAGATATTCCTTACAATGTATGGCTTTCAAAATTAGGTGAGGGCGATATATGGATTAATAATACCTATAATGGATATTTTGTGGTTGAAAGTAATAGACCTGTAAAATTTAAATATAAGATAGAAGGAAGAAGAAAAGGCTTTGAAAATATGAATGAACAACTTGTATTTGATAAATTATATAAAACTGAAATAAAAGAAGGGAGTGATAATTATAATGGAACAAAGTTTAGTAAATGCAGTTAGCACAGTTGGATTTCCTATAGTGGGATGCTTTTTACTTGGAGTTGTTATTTATAAAGTTGTATTGAATATAATAAAAAACCAAGAAGAAAGAATAAATAAACAAGACGATAGGATAAAATTACAAGACAGAAGAATTGATAAAATGGAAGAAAGACATGATAAAGATAGAGATGAATTTAAAAGAGCTATAGATATCTTTGGTGTATCTGTAGCTGAGTTCACAAAGATGAATAACAAGATTGATACTTTAGAAGATAAAGTAGATGATATAGCTAATATAGTTAAAAAATAGTACATAAAATTATAAAAAGGTTAGGAGCGGAATCCTAGCCTTATTTTTTTCGTTTAAATTTAGAGGAGGGATTAAATGAATAAAAGACATGGTTTAAGATATACAAAATTATATTGTGTTTGGGGAATGATGAAGCAAAGATGTTTAAATATAAAAAATAAGGATTATAAAGATTATGGAGCAAGAGGTATAACTGTATATGAAAAATGGATACATGATTATAGAGTATTTTATGAATGGGCAATAACTGCTGGATATAAGGAAGGATTAACATTAGATAGAATAAATCCAAATGGAAATTATGAACCTAATAACTGTAGGTGGATCACTAATGCAGAACAACAAAATAATAAAAGAAACACTATACATGTATTATATAATGATAGATTAATTACATTAACAGAACTAAGTATTATTACAAACATAAAAAGAGAAACCTTAGAAATGAGATATATTAGGGGAGATAGAGGAGAAAAATTAATAAGACCAGTTAGAAAAAGAACTGCTTAA